ATATCATTGTATAGTTTGATTTTACCCTTCTTTTCTTCACATAAACGTAGTAAATCATCAACAGATATTTCTACCTCCTCAGTCAGTTCAGGAAACCTCTTTACAAGGGTTTTAATACCACACCCATTAACTCCCGGTATATTATCTGATTTATCACCATCTAAAATACGATAAAGTAATAGGTTTTTGGATTCTAACCCAAATTCATCTTTAATTGCTTTCTTATTGTAAATTTTCTTCTTAGTAGGAGACCAAACGATGGTCTTGTCATTTACCAATTGTAGGAAATCCTTATCGGTAGACATTACCACCGCTTGTTCATCCTCTTTAAGAAGTTGGGTGGCGATATAAGCCATAACATCATCTGCTTCAACACCATCATAAATCATAGTGGTGACAGGTAGTTGATGTAACATTTCTGCTAACCAAACGAATTGTCTCTTCATTGATTCACGTTCATCTTCAACGTTCATCATTTCAGCATATTGACGATTCACTCTTAATTTGTTAGGGTCTCTATCTGCTTTATATCCACTAAATCGTTTTTTACGATTAGCAGAACCACCCTTACCATCGAAAACTACAATAACACGAGTGGGTTGAGTTTGACGGATTGCGTAACCTATTGATTTTAATACACCCGTTACACCAGCAACGTGGTCGCCATCTTCATTCATTGTGGGAATGGATGACCAGCAACGGATGAATGTATTTAATCCATCAATTATAAGAACTCTCGAGTTTTTCGTTTTGGTAGAATTACTCGTATATTCTTTCTCTACCGATTCTAAAATGTTTTTGTATATTGCTTTCAATGCCTTTCTTTTTAGTCATCCATACCGGGACCTGAAACATCTATTTCTAAATCTTCCATATCGATACCATCGGATTTGTATTGTAAAATTGTAGATTCACAAATCTTCTTATAAATTTGTTCTCTAACCTCTTCTCTTTCCGTCATCAAAGGAATGAAATCCTTAGATTGGAATTTGATGATTTCACCAGTATCAGTATCGGTATATTCATACCATGCACCGGCTTGTTTTACGATTTTATTGTCTTTCATTACGGACAACCATGAACCATAGTTATCAATACCTCTATCAAAGAAGATATCAAAATCTGCTGCTCTTAATGGTGGGCCCATTCGGTTTTTCACAACTTGTGCTCTAACCTTCATTCCGACAATTCTATCATTACCACCAACTTTAGATTTAATCTGTCCCATTCCTTTCAAACGTAATCTTACGGATGCATGGAATGCCAATGCCTTACCACCACTTGTTGTCCAAGGGTCACCGAACGGCATTGCGTTCATCTTTTGTCTTAATTGGTTTGTGTATACTAATAAGATTTTTTGTCTACCAATCATATTAGTAATCTTTCTCATCGCTTTTGAAATGATGATTGCTTTATCGGTTGCGTAACCATCTTTACCATAATCAGCTGCCAACTCCGTTTTAGTGGATGCTGCTGCAACTGAATCTACTACGATTGTTACTAACCGATTTTTATCAGTTTGTCTAACTTTTTCAATAATGGTTTCAGTAAAATCAAAGATTTGTTCAACTGAATCTGCTGTTACATAAAGTAATTTTTTCACATCCACACCGATTGCTTCTAAAAATTCTCTACTTACTGCTGTTTCAGTATCAATCAATACTGCAACTCCACCTTGCTTTTGCGTTTCCGCAAGTAAGTGGGCCGATAGTAATGATTTACCACTTTGTTCTAATCCCGTTACCTCAACAATTCTACCAACTGGCAAACCACCATAAGGACGATTTGAAATCGCTACATCTAGCATTGCACATCCAGTTGATACCCAACCTTCTACGTTTGTAGGGGTCGAATCATCATCCAAAAAGAATGCTACCTTTTGGTCTTTCGATTGTTTATTTAGCTCACCCGCTAGGATATCGGCTAAATCCAATTCTTCTTTTTTTGCCATAAAATGGGTTTAATTAGTTGTTGAATAAATCATCAAATGCTGCTGCTACATCGTCAGTTTTCTTAGAAACTGGTGGTGTTGATTGTGCAGGTGTTTCTACTGAACCACCTAAATCATGAGATACGGATGGTGTAGGTTTTGCTGATGATAAAGTTTCTGCTGTTACTGAACTTTCGGTTTCTTCTTCATCAGATGTTGCTGATGGATTTAACCAACCTTCCAATACATTCTTCAATTCTGCGTAAGATAACTCTGAATACAATTCAGTAATTTCAGTTTGATTCTCTAAGAATTTAGCAATATCTCCACCTTCTGCTAATGGTGTTTGATTTGGTTTTACTCTAAGAGTAGTTGTTGGATACGAAGTTCCAGCATCTTCTGCTGAAATATATTCAACTGTCAAATCTCTACCTGCATTCGGGTCAGTAATATCACCATAATCGGGGTCTGCTATGTACCCTAAGATTTCTTGATAAACTGTCTTACCAAATCCCCAAAATTTAACACCTTCGTTTTCTTGACCACGAACGATTACAGGAACAAAGGTTCTCAACTTAGGCTCCATTGCCTTTGCTGCTTTCCAATCTTCCTTATCGCCCATTCTTTTAAGTTTGTCTGCAAACTCTACGATTGGGTCAGGTCTGCCGAACGATGCCGGAGATAGATAAGTTTTGTTATTTACGTTGTAGTGAAAATACAATTCGATAAAAGGATTATCCTTATTGAATTTGTAAGGGACGATACGGACTTGTGATTTACCAGGAGTTGGTTTCCATAGTGCATCCGTTTTCTTTTGTGTGTTTTGTAGTTTGTTTAGTCTACCTCTAATTGCGTTAATGTCTAATGCCATTGTTTTTGCCTTTTAAGTTTAATAATTAATTTGTTTTATGGTTTTATTTACGAGTCTTTCCTACTCGCGGTGTGTACTTATAAATATACGAATTACCGATTTTCGTAAAATTATTTTTAACTATTTATTGAGTTTTTTGTTTTAATAAAACTCTATCTTGATATGTTTTTAAGAAAGAGTTAAATCCGATTTTAGCAACATCAATCATATCGAATTTCGGTTGGAAACTCATTTGACCAGACCCACATACTTTGGTTGTCAATTTACTCCATCCGTCAAACGATGATTGGGCAATATCCAATGAAATACCCATAATTCTAGTACACTTAGATGTACTTGCCATATAAGTAACGGCCTGTCTACGGTCACTAACATTGAAATCTTTTCGTTTCGTTTCAATTACTAAAACCGGTGTATCTTGTGTAACAACACCATCAGTTTCATTTACTAAGAAAATTTTAAAATCCAATCTACTTTCAGCATCATCCCATTCCATAAAAACAACATTTTCTCTATCTTCGGTTGACATATCATTTAAGAACGATAAATCATACTTATCACGAACGGAGTTTGAAGGAAATTCACCAATTACATCATATACAAGCAAATCATAAAACCATTCTTGAATTGCTCGTTCTAATACATCATTATCTGGATATTGTGATAATAGATAATTTCTTAATTCTTTTACTAAGACATCTTTTAAACTTGAAGTAACACCTACAAATTTATCAGTTGATTCGAAAAAATAACGAAGTTCATCTTTTGAAATATCAGCTTCTAATACTACACCATTCAATGAAACCAACCCACTACTACCACGAAGTGGTAATGTAAAAGCAAGTTGTTGTGAACCTTTATAATATACATTCAACATTGGAATATCTGAAAGGTAGTTTGGATAGTTTTTATTACTACCTCTCTTACCCATTCTGAAATTCGTTAAAGTAATTTTTCTATCTTCCTCATCTACACCAACGGCATCTAACGTAATAGAATCAAACAATTTACCACCTAATTCCAATCTATCTACATCCGGTCCGTTTTGTGCTTTACCTGTTATATCTACCCACTCAATTAAATTTGGTTGAATTACTTCACTTAAAATTTTATTTTCAGTTGGTGTATCCATGCCATCTACTTTTATTTTATAGGTTCTGCCATTTAAAATATTTCTAGCATCGTAGATAGATAAGATTTCTCGTAATGTTTCAATATACTTACGATATGTTGGAAATGTTCGTTGAAATGGAATAAACATTTCAAATATAACACCACTTTCAATATCAATTGCTTCAGTTGAAACTTCATTAGTTATTGTGTTCCAAACTGACCACAATTTATCTTCTAATGTTTTCACTTTAATTACTAAATCTTCTGAATAGAATCCAATAGTACTAATACCACTTCCATAAATAGAACCAGTATCTTTTTGTTTTTCTTGAATATTTAAATTTTGTACTTGAGAAATATCAAGTCTATTTTTGTTAATGGTCTTTAATGTAGTACCACTACCATCTTGAAAAACTTTAACATAAAATCCTTTTCTAGTGGAATCTTTTAAAATATCAAAAGTGATATTTTTCGCATCAGATGGATAATTTGTTAAAAGTTCAAACCAAAGTTTAGATGGATTAGCACTCAACTTTTTATTGAGTTTATCTGCAGCCAAAGCTACATCTTCTTGTGATTTCATTTGAATTGTTTCTTTCATTTAAATGTGTTTTATGTTTTAATATTAAGCTAAGATACAAAAAATAGTTGATACTACCAACTATTTTATCGTTTATTTTGCCCATTTTCCGTTAGAAACGATTTGAGCTATGATTCCATATACTGAAAGGTCTTGAAATGTATCTTCTAATGATTCTCCAACTAAATCTTGTTTGTTTAAAACTACTAATTGTTTCAAACGTTGGATTTTATCGTTCACTCTAAACCAAAGACCTGTTAATGATAATTTCTTATCATCTTCGGTTTCTAATGATGTACCCACTGCGATGTTTCCTGGTCCATAATTGGATTGTTTCATGCAGAATAATTCATATTGAGTAAACATAATACGTTTAAACTCATCAGTCATTTCTGGATATTGTTTTTCGATTTCTTCTACGAGCTTTGGATTGTCGTATTTGATGAACGCAACCTCATCATCGTTTTGTTCGATTTTGGGTGCGATATTAAGTTCTAACTTATTCTTACTCTCCTGCTTTATGATTCGAGGAGTTTGTGTTGTAGTTTTTGACATATAACCTTTATTAATTTATTTATACAAAGATACGAAAAAAAACTGAAACTACCAAACTTATTGATGAGAATGTTCAATTACTTCAAAAATTCTTGTACTAATTTTTTTCGTTCCTTCGGTATTTGTAACGATAATTGTGTTTTTAAATTTATCCCAATCTATCACAAACTCTTTATCTGCTTTACCACCATTCTCTTCCTTAACTAATTCGTTTAAAGCATTGATAGTGTAAAGTGTATTAGATTGTTTTTTTCTATGAACCAATATTGTATCCTTTAATGGATTTGTTGGTTTATATTGGGTATCTATATTATATGTTATATATAGTTCTTCTAAATTAGCCTTATTTTGTAAGACGTAAATATAGTTGTAAACTATATAATAAGTTTGTTTTATATGTTCTAATGTATTTTGTAACTCATCCTTTGATGTAAAGGTACACAATAGTTGTGTTTGCATTCTTTCTCCTAATTTTATACTCTCTATAATAAGTATAAAAAACGAAATCGAAAGACTTGTTTTACGATTCTAATGGTAATATCTCACCATTTGGTCTTTCACCATCACCAGTGAATGACATTTGAATTCCACCGCCATTTCTACCGGCAGTTCTTTCATTACGAATCGTTAATGAATAATCATCTGGATTATCCGTACCTTTATCGGTTTTAGATACCGGTGATTTATTTTCATCATAATATTGTTTATTATGTGAAAGACCATAACCACCACTTGTTCTAATATTTTCAGTTAATAATACACCTGCTAAGAATACATCTGGTGTCATTCTTGTTTTGAAATTAGGTACATTGTTTTTACCAACAATTTTTTCTAATTTTTCAGGAGTTACTATTTTTTGAATACGTTGAGCATATTCTTTTTTGAACTTACTTAATTCTTTTTGGTACTCACCCCAGAACGTATCAGCTGATACACTACCTAATTCAATTTCTAATTTATTTCTAAGTTCATTTAATTTGTAATAGTATTCGGAACATACATCTGCAATTTCTTTTGTTTCACTTTCATCAAACACATCTGAAAGATTCTGATTCATTAATGATTTTTTTATTAAATCCTGTGTTTTCTTAGTAGTTTCTTCTTTGGTTTCACCTGCGATTAAATCATCTTTAATCATCATAGTATATCCCTTCTCACCTACATACTGACCGAATAAATCTCGTTTAGATTCATCTGGGTGTAATTGAGTTACTGCTTTCATATTCGCAGGACATCCGTATATTCTACCTTCTTTACCGAATTTACAACTTACTAATGATACCGTCTCAACATCACCATCAGTTCCACCCACTCTAATCATATCACCACCAGGAAATGAACCATTTGATGGTAGATAAACTTCTTCACCTCTTGCAAGGGCTTCTTCGTATAATCTATTTTCAGCCAATTGTTTCATTACTGCCGATGCTGCTTCAGAATCTGCATTATTCAAATCAACCATTAAATCATTATAAGAATCTGCAATTGCCGATGCTGCTTCTTCACTTGGAACTTCATATACTCCCAAAATTCCAGCCAATCTATTTTGATGTTGTTTTAATGCATCAACATATTCTTGTGAAATTTGTCCTTTATCTGCATATTCTTGTGCAAGTTTAAGAGTATTAATCAATGCAGGATTTTCAAATGATTGTTTTAAGTAAGCACGAGAATGTTGGTTAGATGGGAATAATGTATTACCATCAGCATCCTTTGGTGCAAAGATACCATGTACACTTTCTCTAATTCTACTCAATACTGGAGATGAATCAAATAATTGTTTTATTCTATCATCATCCTTTGGTTTAACTTCATTTGCTTTACCCAAATCAGGTTTAGCTGCAGCTGTTAAATTCTTTTTTAAACCCGAAAAATCAACTTGGTCTAATTGTGTATATTTTTTAAGTTGATTAACTAATTTTTCAGTTGAGGTTGTACCATCACCAAATATTTTTCTCTTACCACCTAATACGTTAATATAATATTTACTACCACTTGCGTTTGTAGTGATTTTATACTTATCTCTTAATTCATTTGCAATAACACTTTTTTCATCATCTGAAATTGTTTCGTCAAATAACTTTTCAGTCAATTCATAACAATCATTAGCAGTTTTCTTTTGTTCATCACTAAGTGTTATTGAATTTTTATCGATTTGTTCTTTAACTCTTTTAAGTGTAATCCCATTTTCTTTACTAATTTGAGGTTGACCTTTTTTAGGAGCAGGTTCATTGCTTTGTGTTGCTGCTTCAGCCTCTTTTTTATATCTAGCCTGAGTTTCTGGAGTTTGTAATGATGTTCCCTTTGGTGGTTCTTGTTGGGGTTGTTCACCTCCGCCTTGCGGTACATCTTGTTTAGGTTCTGCGTTTGGATTATTAGTTGGTCCACCTTCTTCACCTGCTTTTGCTTTTTGTTTTTCGTATTCCGAAGCAGAAACTACGCTATATTTGCCATTATCATCCTTAGTAAATTTTTGTGAATCTTCTTTATCCTCCTGTCCTTTTACAACATAAAATCCTTGACCAACGTGAGTATATTTCTCATCATCAGGTCCTTCGGTTAGATTTTTTATTAATTCACTTTGAATTTCACTTAAACCCCATTCGGTAAGAATATCTGAAATTATTTCGATGTGTTCTTTCTTAGATAAGATAGGATAACCTTCTTTACTTCTATATGAAAGTTCTCTTAATAATTTTTGTATAAAGTTTTTCTTTTGCATTTATTTACTAATTTATTTTACAAATATACGAAATATATTTGAATTATCCAAATTTTAACAAAACTATTTTATTTTTAATGGATGTGATTATCTATAAATATGTTATTTTATATAAACTGCTAATGTGTTAAAATTTGGAGGTTAGCGCATTATAATTTTGTGTTATTTCCTCAATTGATAATTTTCTATTATACAAATAAAGATTTGCAACATGTCCAAAAGGTTGAGCAACAATATCATTATTACCCACTCCCCAATGTGTGTTTCCACCTGAACCGAAAGCAATTGTATTTCCTGCCTGTGAACCATTTATGTAGAATGTTTGAGATGCACTATCTCCAACTACCGCGTATTGAGTCCAAACCCCAACAAAAGATGTAAGGTCAAATCCTGAACTTCTAAATGCACTATCCCAATATCCTAATGTATTTGTTCCATTAGGAATAGTAATTGGTGTATATTTAGGCGAGTTTGTATAAAGTAATGTTCTAAATCCGGAATTATTATTTATCAATCTTGCCCAAGTTACATAGGTGTATCCCGTTGTTGGTAAAGTTGGGCCTGTTCCGTTTACATCAACTCTATTATTTCCGGTTGTACAATCAAAACATTTTATTCCATTCAATGTAGTAAATGTAGCACCAATCAATGTATGGTTATATGAATTAGTTAAATCATAAACAGTTGTTCCACTACCAGGATAACTTGTTGAATTATTTGCATCTAATTGAAGTAATAATCCATTGGTTATTATAGTAGGTAATATACTAAATCCTTTTGAAAATGAAATTGGCATTATAGTCCGTATTTAGATTTATCTACATTATAATTATTCAAAACTTCTGCTGATGTTAATGCTCTATTGTATAATCTAGTTATTCCAATTTTACCATCAAACCATTGTGCATATTCACCATTATTGTATGAACCAATGTATAAGTTTGTAGTAGTGTTTAATAAACTAGTTAAACTATGTCCTACACTACCGATACTTGCACCATTGACAAATGTTTGGAATGTGTTAGCTGCAACATTGGTAAATACATAAACTATTTGATACCATATTCCAATTGTTCCAACGTGAGTTGTACTATTTTGAAATCCTGAATTCGAAGCTACTTGTGCATAATATGAAGTGTTAGTTGTTCTAATACTATAAGATACCGTTGCACCACCCGCTGGGAACTTTCCTAATACAACATCGTTACCCGATACTGATTGATTAACCCAAACTTCCATAGTCCAATCACCACTTTCCGGTTCTAATAGTGCATTATCTGCAATACTAATTTGCGATGAAGAACCATTGTATGTAAAGTATGGATATGTATATGTAATATTACTCATAGTTCCATTTCTACCATTACCACTTAAATCCGTAATAGTTGTTCCACTACCTGGGTATGAAGATACACTTGATGGGTCGTAATACAATACCAAACCATTTGTGGTTAAATTAACTATTGTTGGTAAAGTAGAATTATAATTACTTAAAACTTCTGCATCTGTCAATGCTTTGTTATATACTCTCATTATACCAAATCTACCATTAAAATCAGTTCCGTCACCTTGACTTGTAATAGTTCTATAACCAAAGTTCATATAAAATAGTAGAGAATCATCCATCGGTGATTGAAAAGTTAAGTTTACCGAACCCTTAAATACCCCATCAAGGTATCCCCTACATACTGAACCATTATAAGTTAAAACTATTTGATGCCATTGATTAAATGAAACTGCACCTATATTTCCGGTTGATGCTAATCCACCTCCACCAGTCCATAATCCAACCTCCAAATTACCACCAACTATTTCTATTGCTGAAAAGTGATACGATTCATTTGGAGTTATAGTACCATTATACTGAACTAATACTCCATTATCAGTTGGATATACCCATAATTCTACCGAATGAACTTCATTAGATATAGGTATTGCCGAACTTAAATTTGGTGTTGTTATATAATCATCACTAAAAGTAAAATAATTACCAGTCCAAGTTGGAGAACCTGTAATTGTTCCATTTCTACTATTACCACTTATATCGGTAATAGTTGCTCCACTACCATTATATGATGATGTATTAAATGTGTTATAATGTAAAAGTAAATTTTCAGTAGCTACTGCGGATGTTATTGGCCAAATTTGGTTATTATTCAAAAATGCCTTTGTTGCGGAATTACCGTTTAACCTTATTGAAGTTGCATTTCCAAATACTGGCATAACTTATCCTATTATAATGTAAAGAGTTCCACTTACCGGTGTCAATGCTGCGTATGAAGCCGATGTTATAGTTTGTATTGATGATAGATTTGATGAACTAACAAAACTAGCACTAATTGCATATCTTGTGTCAAACGAAGATGTTAATTGAGAACTACCACTAATAACTCCATCACCACCGGTATTTAAATATCTTGTATCAAACGAAGATGTTAATTGTGATGAACCACTAATAGTTCCGGATGGGAATGATGTTTTTGAATTTAATTCTACTGCCGTTAAAACAGGACCCGTTGATTCGCCAAAATCAAAAAGACCCGAAATTCCACTAACAGTCCTCATACTATATGAATAAGTTCCTGCGGGTGGAGTATCTATTACATTTACACAATATGGTACATTTAGGTTTGAACTATTTTCAACTTGAACAATACCACCAATTGCGTTTTCATCTCTATAAATTTGCAATCTAGTCCAAGATGTAACGTTTACGGGATTTGCATCACCGGTCACCATAATTTGAACAGGATTGCCCGTTGTTGTTATGTTTTCACTTATTATTGTTACACCCGTTGACGTAACTCCGGTAACTCTACTACCCAATTTTTGAACATAGTTTACACTACCCGTTATGATAGATGCTTCTAATGTATCCAATCTACTATCTACCGAAGAACTTAATGTTGTAAATGAAGATGTAGTTACCAATGAACCTGTATCTATGGTTGTTGACGAACTGATAAATCCAAATGCAGTTATTTGTGCAGATGAACTTAATAAATTTGAAGGTAATGGTTGAACACTTCCACTCAATGTATATCTTGTATCGTATGATGATGTTAATTGAGATGAAGAACTTATTGCTCCACTTAATGATGTCAAAAATGAACCAGTTTCACTTTCTGCAATCCAACTTCCACTTACACTTTCAATTACATTTAATCTATCCACCAATGATGATGTAGATTGTGATGCCGTATATGAATTGAAAGATGATGTTTGTAATCTCGCATTTATTCCATTTGTAAATGCAGTATTTAATGATGATTGTGAAGATGTAAACGAATTCAACGAACTTATATCAATTGAACTACTAACAAATCCTAATGTCGTTATTTGTGCAGATGAAGATATGGTTCCTGCAGGGATTGTTGTAGAAGAACTAATAAATCCTAATGTCGTTATTTGTGCAGATGAACTTATTACACTTCTACCTTTTATTTCAAAAGAAGATGTTACACTTTCTAAAGATAATAATCTATCTCTATCTAATATGTTTACTCTAGCAGTTACGGCATCTGCAAGAGTGTCTAACTCAATTTTATAAGTTGTACCACCATCAACACCAACCAATGTAGTATTTAGTGATGCGGAAGTTAATTCCGTTAACTCTGATATTCGTTTTCTTACGTTTGCCATTTATTATATTATTATATCCAAACCATCTTCGGTTGTTATGTTAAAATCATTCTCTGTTGCAATTGGAATATCTAGCAACTTACCCATAACATAAATATCATTTACACTTACATTATCGAAATCTATATATTCACCTCCCAACGTAATTACAACATTGTTTTCAATTTCCCTAATTGTATAATCTCCAGGAATGTGTAAACCATATACTAATACTTCAAAATTTTCAGGTGATGCACCGTCTGTTCCATAATCTAAACTAACATTGCGTATTGTTAATGTGTTTGCAACATTGTCAAATTCATCAATTATTCTTTGATTATATCTTGCACTATTTTGTAATATTTCTTGATGAAAATTATATATTGTTGTTTTGTTATTTACTAACTTTATAGGATTTGGATTAGTTTTAGTTTTAGATTGAAATTTTGTATTAGTTGGAATTTCAATATTTAATAAACTTCCAGTCAAATCGGTATTAGTAAGATTATTTACATTAACCTTTGCTACAACTCTATTTAGTTTTCTATTATTTGAATTAAATTGTCTAAGCATTGTATTCTATATCTCCTTCTATTTGAATATAATCATCATCATCTAAAATAAATTCGAAATTATTTTTTTTAAATTTAATTAATAAAGTATTTCCAATTTCTTCGATATCATAATCCTTTGCACTTATACTTTGTGTATTTATATAAATTTTCAACCTATCTTGTGTTACTCTATATTCTATTTCTCTTAATATATCTACAAATTTCCAACCATTTGCTTCATAAATCCAATAAGTAGGATTGTTTAAATCTTTTGGAGATAAAACGGTTTTATTTACTTTTCTACTTATTTTTTGAGTTATATCTAAAAGACTCCTTTTCATTATACATCTATAAATTTACCTGTTATTGAAATTTCATCATTGATGTCTACTGCAAATCCTAAATTTGCTTGAATAAAATTAATAGTTAAAGATGTTAATGTTATACTAACGGAAAAATGTGTATTATGATAATATCGTGTACCATTTATATAAATTTTAATATCATATGAATTATCAGCAACATTTAGTCCACTTGTAACTACCGATGCCAATGCAGAGGGTGTATTTATACATTTTATTCCTGTAAATGTAATCGTATTGTTTGTTACTGGATTTTGTATTTTACTATTATTTAATGATAAGAAATCAATTAAATCTTTATTATCATAGTATGGTGATGGTGTAGTTAACATACCTTCCAATCTTCCGTTACCCGTTACATCGGTTTCAGTTGCAATTACAACTCTTTTTGTAGACATTGATTTTTTAATCGGTGATTCTCCATCAAATTTTTCTGGAAGTAAATAAGCTTTAACCGATAAACTAAATTCAATTCTATTAATTCTTTCAGTTCCTTCACCAACTTCATTTATAACATTAAATTCACTTAACGACGTTCTAAATTTAAACTTTTCTTTATCACCCCAATATGATGATGTGTATTGTAATTGTTCTATTACTGCGTTTAATTGTTCGGTAAAAGATGTCCAACACATACACTCATAACTTACTTCAATATATTCTGGCATAGTTATTTTGTATACTTCATATTTTGGTTTTACATTACCACCCAATGCGGTAAACCTATCATATCTATTATCTTTTGAATACTTTGTAACACCCGAATACGATACATGTCTATTCAACATTGGCATAGTATCATCTTTTGCAATCGATGTTCTTCTAATCATCATTAATGGTAATTGTATTTTACCATGAGTGTCTCTATAAACACCTTGTCTACGGGAACCATTCCATCTTTCTGAATTACCATATATTACCGGAATTTTTATAGATTTACCATTACCATCTTCCAATGCCGGTAAAGCGGTATCTTCCAAATAAGACATCATAGCATAATCTATATCAAAAAGACTAATACTTTGTTTTAAATCACTCTTTGTAGATTTGATTTCATTTCCTCTATTTAAATTCGGTTTTAGTGGATTTACTGACATAATTATTTTATTCTTTCTTCAATGTTTAAATTAGATTTAGATACCATAAATGTTGAACACACTATACTCCAATTTCTACCATCGTCAGGCAAACCACCTATCAATTGTGTTTCGAGTGTATTATCAATTTCAAAATATCCATCATTAAAAAATATAATATCACCAACTTCGGGATATGCATTTTTTTCTTCACATAACAATCTGTCAAATTTGAAAGTTATATTTTGGTCTGTATCTAAACCAAATCCTTCATATCTAGCCGATTCAGGTTCTTTATCAATCAATGTATATAATTGAATTCCAGGATGCCATGTTTTATTCATAGCTTCACCATAAATGTTTACTTTTGTTTCATTCAAATTTATTTTAAACAATACACAAGTATTTTCGACAACCGTATCAACCAGTTCTCTAGCTACATTTCTAAAAAATTCGATATCTCTACCTACTAAAAACTTTGGCATATTATCCTACATATATTTTTAAGGGAACTTTTCTCAACATATCTTGATGATGGTCAGATTCGTGCGCTTTGTTTTCCATCACATTTTTTCTACTCATCTCTTCTAAATTTTCTCTCAATTGTGTTATCAATGCATCTTTTTCAACTTGTGCTTCTGACCTTAAAGCTGCACCATCCAAATTAACTTCACCATCTGGAATTGGAACCGAACTATACTTTTCTCTAATTGCTCCTAATAGTTCTTTTGTTAATGCAAGAGTATATTTTCTAATCCATTGTTTACCAACTTCATTTATATTTGAATATTGGATAAAATCATACGGAATATCGGAATAATCGGAAAGTGAATCTGCTTGAATAGTTTGTGAATCATGTTCAAACTCATCTCTACTCATATATTCAAAATAAATTCTACTCAATCCCATTCCGCTTGGTACAGGAAATATTTCTAATTTATTATCTACTATATTAAAACTAAATGTTGATTTACGAATTTGGTCATTAAATTCAATTGCTTGCATTCTTAATATATCCTCATATAAAGGCATCATCAAGAATTGTGCGGCAGGAGAATAATTACCAAATCCCAATTCTGACATTAAATTCAATGTACCTTGTGCACCTACTGAATATGGGTCAAAGAATCTTGTAATAGCGGGTGTTGCTTCATAAAATACTTTTGTTACATCAACAGTAGATGACCCACTAAATATTTCATTAAACTTTTTATTTGTTTTAGTATCTACCGCTTGATTCATTAAATCATATATTTGAACCGATGCAGTTAAATCAACATATGCTTTTTGTATCGAAGTTGAACCACCCACACCCGCTTGTGTTCCGTATTGTTGTGACATACGAATTGCCGTAGGTAAGAATGAACCATCCACCAAAGTTTGTGAATAATTTGCAACTCTATTCTTTGGTTGACCTCTTAAAATATCAAGGTTATTACGAAGATTAAATTGATTTACTTGTGCAGAATATTCCGAAGTTGATTCTTCAAAACATGCCCAAATTTGTTGATTATCCAATTCAATATTAACAATAGGATATCCCAATCTTCTAGCTACCCAAGTTGCTGTTTTTGGTGCATCGGTTTTAAATTC